TGTGCCCACAACACGGCCACGCCGGTTGAGGCCAGCGTGCAGCATCTGTCCAAGAAGGGTGGAGTCACGACAAACGAAGCAGTCCAATTCCTCCTGGCCCGAGAAGCGGCCAAGCAACCTCGTTAAACATTAGTTTATGGCTCTTAGCACTACTTACAACGTCGCGGGGGATCGCGAAGATCTCACCGACTTCCTCACTATCCTCGCCCCCGAGGATACGCCGAAGGTTTCGACCTTCTCGAAGACCAAGCGGATGACCAATGCCTATCAGGAGTGGCAGGTGGACACCCTTTCGCCCGTCAGCTTTAGCGGCGTGCTGGAAGGTCAGGATGTCCTCGCCTTCTCCAATCAGGCCGTCAACCGCGCCCGTATCGGCAATTACGTTCAGCAGTTCCGCGAGCAGTGGATGGTCTCCCCCTTGCAGGAGGCTTCTGAAGTTGCCGGTGTCGCCAGCGAGGTCGCCAACGCCAAGATGAAGGCGA